ATGTCCAAAAAAGAACTCTTAGAGATAAGTTTGTTACTCCTTTTGGTATTTTTAAAACAAAAAAGGAAATACAAAAAAACTGCTAGGATTCCTGAATGGACACTTAACACTATCTATAATGATCTAGATGCTCTTCCTGTTAACGACGGAAGAAGTAGTAAAAAGATAGAGCATCTAGCCATTGACTTCTCTAAGACGTGGCGACAAAACGGATTCGGTTACGTCTAATAAACGCCTTTTCCACCTGACGACTGCTGTAGTTTAATGTTGTCAAAAAATTCTTTCTTTGTGCTGGGATCAGACTTAAATGCACCTTTAAGCACTGTAGTTTGGGTTAACGAGCTAGTAGCCATAATTCCCCGATTAGTACAGCATCCGTGTTCAGCTCCTACATGTACGCCAACATTGTCAGACTTTGTTGCTTTCATAATCTCACGTGTGATTTCGTTTGCAAGTTCTTCCTGCAAAGTACCACGACGTGCACACCATTGAGCAATGCGTGTATACTTGCTCAATCCGATTAGCTCTTCGGCAGCAAGAATACCAATATATGCTACGCCAGAAACTGGCTGATGGTGATGTGAACACATACTCTTAATTTCAGAACGTACTACCAGCATGCCTTCGTAACGGTCTTCGCCTGTGTTAGGAAATGCAGTTGCACCAGGATGCTGTTCATATCGTCCTGCCATGATTTCAGTGAAGTACATTTTAGCCAATCGCCTGGCTGTATCCATACTGTTAGGATCGTTGATGCGGTCGATAACTAGTGCGTCCAGCACACTTTCAAAGGCGATAGTTGCTTCGTCAATAAGTTCTGCCATATCACCTTGACCAAGGTAATCTGAAATGTTATCACCGGCCCAGTATCGCTTTTCTTCTTGTTCTAGCCTATTTCTAATTTCTTCTGACTTTTTCATTCGTTCTCCGAGTTTTGTTAGGACGAGGATGTCCTTACTTCATTAAGTATACCATATATTTAGGCTTTTGTCAACCTTTTCAACAACTTACTGATATTTTTGTTTGCCGGGTAATACAGCACGGACACCGCCTGCTGGATCTTCTACATCGCCCTTTCTACGCGGGATTAAATGTACGTGCGGCCAGTCTACAGTCTGTCCTGCTTCTGGACCTACGTTTTGTCCGATGTTGTACGAGTCGCAGTACTCATCGTCTACCCATCCGTGTCCCCAAGCGTAAGCAGCTTTGAAGCAATCTGCTAGACATTCCCAAGTAAGTTCTTTGGGCACGAACAATAGATGGCCTTCTGTTACAGGATGCTGATCTTCAAATACGGTGTATTTGGTGCATCGCATAATAACATCAGTCCACGGAATTTCTTCGTATGTCATTTAGAACTTCCTCGCAACCATGCTCCTCTCTCCCAAGGATAAATGAGCCAAACGTCCTCTTCTGCTTTATTAACTTCATCCCAGGTATATTGTACTCCGTGAAATTCTGACGACATGTTTTCTGTCATAGTAGCAAATCTAACGCTGTGGTTCCAGATAGAGTCCCATGCATACTTTTCGCTGGGCAAGCAACCGTCCTGCCAGTCGTCTTTGATCCAATTAAAAGTCCTGCCCGTGTCGTTAATGTCGTCGACGATTAAGATCTTTTTACGACTGTTAACGTCCCACCGACACCCTGTGGTTGATGTCGTCCGGTCTTCTTCTTGTACGTAACCGAAAGCATCTTCAGCCATCCAGCAGTTGCTCTCTGGACCCATTTCACTGTCGCGGAAACTAACGCCAAGGGCATGCATGGGCACGTCTAGCTGATTGCTGATGATTGTAGCCAGCGGCAGTCCGCCTCTAGTAATGCCGACAATGTAGTCTGGCCGCCAGTTACTTTTGTACATTTGATGAATGATTGCATTTGCGGCAGTTTCAACGTCCTGCCATGTGTAGTATTCTATCTTAGTCATTTTCTACCAGCGCCTTTATAATTTCGTATTTTTCCTTTGCTTGTTTAAGCCCAGGATACTTTTCACATAATTCTTTTAGTTTCTGTTCTTCAGCCATTTTCTTTCGAGCCCGTTGTAACACGTTCTGTGTTCCATCAGGTAGCTGGATATCAACAGATGAATTAATAGCCATCCAGCTACCGCCTGAATATACTTCTAGATTTCCGTTGTTCATTCGGACATCGCCGTCTAGTTCTCTACCAGTATAGTTTGGTGCAGTAGAGTACGGAGAGTAACTGTTATTAATTACTATCAACGACCCGTCACTTGAAACTGCATCTATCATATTTTGTCTCCTTTCACTGCTTCAAACGTCTTATACTTTTCTAGGGCACGTTCGTATTCTTCTTTCAGCTCTTTTAACTTGGGATACTTTGCTTCCATGTCTACGTCACGCCTTAGCAATAACAGCACGTCACGCATGTCATCAATCTCTTTCAAGATATCACGACCGTTTACTTTAAGTTCGCCGTCGATAACAATGTCGTTGCTACGGTTTTGAAACGTAAAATCACCTATTCCTGTTGTAGAGACATAGCCGGAGCCGTCGTAGAGTGCTCCAGCTGTGACATTAGACACGTTGTTATTCATGTTTATACTAGTAACGTCACCCCACTCTAATTTTGCCATACATATTGTTCCCACTAAAATAATCGATGCTTAGATTACCGGCTTGCTTTTTAACAAGATCTGAGTAATCATTGTAATTTTCTACATAGTCAACGATTCTGCTTTTTACTAGTTCTTTGTGATGATCATAAGCATCAAATTCAGTTGTCCATTCGCTTGGATACTTGAATTCTTCTAAGGCCATTTCTGTGTAGCTGAGCCTATCGGGCACCATAGGAATGGCGTCCACTAGCGCGCCTTCGTACCAGCTAATGCCCAGCGTCTCTTGCAGATTTGCACTGAATACAACCTTGGCTTGTCCTAGCAATTCGTGATACTCCTGCTTAGACAGTTCTTCTTCTTGACAGATCACAAACTCGTATTGCGGAAGTTCTAGAGCCAAGTCTCTAAATATTTCAACTTGCTTTTCTGGAGCAATTCTGTGAGGAAACAGAATTAAATCACGCTTAGGCAGATCCTTGAAATTACTTAGCTCTTTGGCAAGATACTCCATAGGCCAACCAGACCGCACGATTTTTTCTTCGTCCTCTTGCACAGAGACCCAGACCTCCGGGCTTTGATAGCCAGCAAATGACTTTGCAAACAGGTCGATATGAAAATCAGTTGCAAAAAAGTTTTGATCGTAGGTCTCGAACATGGCTTGCTCAGACAGCCGAACCCAAGGCTTGTCGCCTATCAGTCTTCCTAAGAAGTCTTGCGGATCGTAACTGCCAGCATGCCAAAGTCCGCCTATTGTAATTTTAACGCCCAGTAATTCTGCCATATAGCGTAGCTGAATTACAGTAGGATTCCAAGCGTCAGTGTAGAGGAAGTAATCGCCGTCCTTGATAACACCGTCACAGAACAATTCAGCTATTTTTTCTAGCTGCTTGCTTTTGTAAACATTAGTGCCCCCAAAGTTAAGAAAAGCCCCAGGCGTTGTAGCCTGAGGCGTTTCGCCGCCGGAGATTGTAACAACGTCGTCCACTGTAGCCTTCCGCAGTTGCAGGGGAAGATGTTCTTTCCACTGCCGGGTGTATCTTGTTTCGACACTCTCTAAGTCTACAATGTATACTGTCATTAACTTCTCCGTTGGTTATTTGGCTTTGACTTGCGACGTGCCTTAGCACGTAAGTAGCCTTGATACTTCTGATAGGCCTGCCAAACAGTAGCCTTACCGTTGTACAGGTCAGCTTCGTCGTATGGCTTGCCTTCGTATCGGCAAAAGTCGCGGAACTTATCCAGGTCATCAAAAATTTGATTAACAGGAGGAAAGTTGTTTGTCATAAGTGTTACCTTGATTATGTCGGCCGTTTGTAATGGGCCTTGCAGTAACTAAACGACCAAATGCTGCTGCAAAGCGTGAATTAGTTACTCTGGTATGTATTCAACGATGCCATCACTTTCGCCGTCTTCTGAGACAACAATTTCGTAGTATCGTTCACCGTAGGTTGGAATAAGAAAATCGTCAAGAATGTCTGTTGCAATCATTTCACAGCTCTTGTGATTCATTTCGCCGCTAGTGATAAAATCCTGTAGCGCCCACTTGACAAGAAAGAACTCGAGTTCTCTGTCTAAGTGCGTTACTCCTATTTTGACTTCAACCTTGAACATGTGCCGGTGCGTGTTTTCAAGAAACTTGATACGCTCGTCGATGTTGCTAGCACCAGGGTAGTAATGAAACCCTTCGAACTGGGTGCGAACTTTGATGAATGTATTTTTACTTGATGACATTAAAGTCTCCGTTTCGTGCAGCTTGCATTTCTTCAATCTTAATTGTTCCGTTCATACGGTTAATACCTTCAACACGCTGTTCGAAGTTTTCAAACGGATCGTAGTCGTCGCGTAGTTCTCCTGGCAACCACGGTACAACTTCGGTGTCGAACCCGTTTTCTTTAAGCGTCTTGGCAAACCGGCGCACTCATTGTAGTTTTGCCCGAGTTTGCTGTACCTACTACGTAAACTTTAAGCATAATGCTATCCTTTATCTCTATTGTGTAAGTATATGATCACTTTAGGATCTTGTCAAGTGAATATTTACTCCAGTCAGTAAATTTATCACGATTCATTAGGTCGTGTAAACTGTGACACCATACACCTGGGTTGGTTTCTTGAAACCCTCGGTCGTCGATCTTTAGCATAGTGTTGTAGTTCCACAGCTTGATGTAGGGCAGCGGCACACGGATTTGGGGGATGAAGTTATCGTGCTCGATTAGCTCGCCTTCGAGGAATTCCTCAGCAAGAGCAACGTCGATGTCAAGACTGCACAGGTAACCGTTCTTGAGGAAGTATTTGATCATGTCTTCCCAATCGTTCCATTCACTTGGGGTCATGGGATTGAAACTGTGATTTGCTCCGAAGAAGATATGCTTGCAGGCTTCTGCCTCTGCAAAGTTTATAGTTTCAACAGAGTCTTGTAATCCTGTAACAAACAATGTACGCATACCGTAGGCAGGAGTCTTCTCGACTTCCGTGCCTACAAAGTATTTGACATCTTTGCTTTCACCGCTTTCGTAATCACGCTTCATAGTTCTCTTCTGCCCACTGTTTTAGATTTGAAAGTTTGTATTCAACTTGTAGTCGCTGTGATTTCAGAGCATTGATCTCTTCGTCCGGCGCATAGTTACTATACAGCTGGTTGATGGTTTTGTCAAGCTCTTTATCTCGCACTTCTAAAACTTCTATGCGATTCATAGTCTTTTCGTAATCACTGCTGTAGTTGCTCATCTTCTAGAACCTCCAAGTTGTGTTCCGCTTCTTCGTCGAATTCGTTTTCTGCAACTTCTTCAACTGCGTCTCCTGTATCAAACAGAGTATCAAAGTATGTGCTAGCGTTTACAGTTTTCTTGCCGACTGCTCCGCGTGTACCCGGAATAGTCATCCAGTACTTGCTGTGCGATTCGATCATTGCCATTGCATCTTCGCGATTGTTGATTGAGAATATCTCGTCAACGATGTCACGGAAGAACTTTTGGTCAAAGCGTTCTTCAACCAGCATCTTTGGCACATGGCCCAAGTCATACTGCCTGTTAGCTTCTTGCACAGCGTTGATGTGACTCCACACGTTGTGACCCATCTGTATTGCATAGCTGAAGCTATCCCAAGATGTTTTGCCTTCTTTGCCTATCTTATTTAGGTCACCTGGCTTGTAGATACAGATATCTGATACACCAAGTTCTTCTGTGATGGGACTGTTGTCGAAGTTTTTAAAGATACCGTCTTGCAATACTGCATCGCGGAACAATCTGCCGTCCGTTGCATACTTCTTGTCGTCAATGCTGGGCTGCATTCTGTAAACCCATTTCTTGCGATCTGGTGTTTCAGTTTGAATGTAAATCTGTCCATTTGCAGTAGCAAGGAAAGGTGATGCACAGTCAAAGGTTACCATAAAGTTTGGGTTATGATACTTGCGAACAGCTCGTTGAATGTCTGTTAGCAGTGTTGCCCACTCTAACTTACTTGTACCCAGGAAGTGCATTACGTCGTGAATGCCTTCTTCTAGTAGCCCGTCAAAGCGTAGCGTTACAAGTCGTTTAAGCACGAGATGCACGTCACACATATTCTGGCCACCCATAGACCATCCGTTAAAATGGTTGTCTGGATAGACTGACGGATCGCAGTAGTCTTTCATCTGCTCATACCAATCTTCTGCGTCTGCGTGATTCTCACCCTGCAATACGTTTAAGAACTTACAAGCGCCTGTTCTGTGCTTGAGCCAGTAGTCGTTGTTGATACGAGTTGCGTTTACAGCATCAGTATAGTTGTTGATACCTGTCGCCGCAGCACCAGCTGGTGAACGTGCTACCCACGCAGGAATATCAAGAATCATACCGTAGTCCATGTATGCGTCCATCCAACGCAGTACACCGTCGCGCTTCTTCTGCGCTTTAGGGCAGTTTGGATCTTTCCAGTCGCCTTCCCATACACCTTTACCAATTTGGAACCCGCCTGAATCACCTAACATCCACGAGTTTTCTCTGTCACGGTTGCGGATCATATCCTCTTTGGGTACATGCTTGTTCACGTCTAAGTCAGCGTGACCTGCAGAGTACAGTGTCCACTTGTATTGGAACTGTCCTTCTTGAGGGTTAAGGTAGTTGAGACTTTCGATGCCGTTAGGAAAATTCTTAGGAATGCGAGATTTCAGTACGTACTCGCCGTACCTCTGCTTGCCTACATAAGTGGCATAGAAGCCACTCAGTGCAGGCAAGAACACGGCGTAATCTTTTTGTTCGCTTGTTAAATCTCTATTCATACGACATCGTTTCCATCTAAGCCTTTCATTATTTTCATAATGCTATTGTAGTCTGCGTTAAACTTAGCACTCGTTCCTGTAGTAGTACCAGAATACTTCGGATAATCGTCAATATATTGACTACAGTTACCGTAGTAATATTCGTTATTTCTTGTGCCACAACTTATTTTAACTTCGTACTCTAAAGAATGAATTTCATTCTTTAAAGATTCTATCATCTTTCGCATTTCAGTAAACGGGCCGAAAGCCTCAGTAGTTTCTGCCTCAGCAATACTAGCAACTAACATAAAGTTACGAAGTGCTTTCTTTACAGTAGGGTTGTTTGACGCTAGTGCAGCGTCAAACAACTTAGCAAACTGATCTAAATCTATGTCGTTTGAGTTAGACATAAGTCCTCCTTACTTTGACTGCGCTGGCAAAATATAATCGTACTTGGCCATGCCACTATCTACAGTAATCTTCATTGCACCCTGGTCTGATATACTCATTTCAAGGTCGCCTGACAAGTTTAAAATAGCTTGAACCTGTGCGACCGGCCAACTCCAAGTGTGCTTGAGCGTGCCTTCGACACCGTGTTGGAAAACAAAGCTGCCTGCGTGACTGCCTGCGTCACCGAAGCTGAATACAAGATCACCGTCTTTGGTGCTCACGTTGAAGATCGGCTCTTCGGTGTGTGCTGCACTTTGTAGTTTCATTCTGCTGATAGCAGCCATACTTGGCTCGAATGTAACATTCCAGCTTGCACCTTTGAACTTAACACTCTTGAGCTTCTCTTCAATTATGTTTTTGTTCATAAAGCGATAATCGTTCTGGAAGTCACCTGCTTGGTTTTCAAAGTGAATATGCGTAGGAATAGTTTCACCGTTACGCTCTGCTTTGACTACTTCTAGTTTAGCGTTGTCTTTGTACTCTGGGTTTTTCAAGTGCAGACTTAGTTTATCCAAGTTAGGCATGCCAAACACGCCGTCAAATTCGCCTACTGGCTTGTGTGTAACCGCAGAAACAATTACTGAGCGGTCTTCTGCCATTGACTCAATAGTTGTGTCGTCTTCGTTAGTAACTTTGACTAGAGTAAGAAACCCTAGTGCGTGAGTGTGTGCTACTACGTCTTGCAAGATATCCTTCATTTTTTCTCCTTTTAGAAAAATGATTTACAGTTTATTATACTGTATAAGTTGCTGTTTGTCAACTGTTTTCTTCATGTATTTAGGTTCAATCACCAAAATCAAACAAAGAACTGAATGTAGTATGTTGCTTCGTGTCCTCTAGATCAAAGTCTAGCACGCCGATCAAGTTTTTCAACTTGTTATCAATGATAGTGTCAGCCATTGCTGGACCATCAAAGGGCAGTTCCTTGAACCACTCTGGCAAACGTAGTTCGTCAGTTGGATAAGCTACGCTGGTGTAGCCTAGTGGATTCTGCTTGAGCTTACAAACGATACACTTCATACCGTCTACAATCTCCTGCGAATACTTGTCGCCGTTCATACGCTTGAGCGTGTTCCAGTTAAGAGCTGCTCTTACGTGGCCTGGCATGTTTGCTTTGCCTTGCTTTTCTTCTAGTCTGCGATAGTGACCTACTTTGTTCGCACGTTTTGGCGTTCCTTTATCCCAGCCTGGCATACCTTCAAACTCCTTACGGAACTTGGTAATACGCTCTAACACATCGTCCTTGGGAGCATCCTGCAACACCATCAACAGAATCTCTTTCAAGAAGTCCTGCATGTAGACAGGTGTATCGCTTCGACGCAAGTCTAAACCCATAGCTTTTACTTTGCCTGGCGATCCGTTAGTGTCCTTACGCTCGCCTTCGTCGTCGTATACCAAAGCGGCATATCGCTTCTTAGTAATATACAACCCTGAGCTGGCAACAATCTCTCGTCCTGCTGCAATTACAGTAGAACGCGACTTGGGGCAATGAAACGCTTTTGCTGCAAACGATACAAACGTTGTATCAACCTGGTCTGCTATTTGGTCATACAATTTAGTTACGCTGTCTTTGTCCCACGCAATAGTTCCGTTTGCGATATCATCTGCAAGGATAGGAAACGCACTAAAGTACACAGAGTCAGTGTCGCCATAGATAACAGCTTTGCCAACGTGATCGTATTCGCCTGTAATTGTCTTGTTCACTTCTGCTGACATGTGCTTAACGATTTGTCTACCTGTTAGTGTAGTTGATTGACCAATTCGCTTGTCAAAGAATCGGCAGCCCGGATTCAAGATAGCACCATACAGTGAGTTCAAGTTAATCTTCTTAACCAACTGTCGCTTATCCCAAAACGCTTTTTCAGTTGCGTTGCCTGCTTCTTCAGCTTTCTTCTTCATTGCTTGCAGTTCTTTACGTTCTGCATACCAGCGCTTCAAGATACCTGGGATAACGCCTTCAAACTCTGTTGTAAAGATTGTGCCGTTAGCTGAAATCATCCACGGCATCTGGCTGTCGAAAATCAGCTGATGCACTTCTGCGCCACTCAGTACGTCAGTTCTACCATCTTCCCAATCAACATTGATAGCAACGTCTTTGCGCTTGTCCATAACAGCTTCGTATTCTATAGTACCGAACCGTCCCTCCCACGCACCAGCAAATGACTTCTTCTTAAGAGTCATTTCTTCGTGCACCATAGCATCAGTCATATCAGGACGCAGTTGGCCTATAATAGTCTCTGGTCCCATATTCAACGAACGAATTACACTTGGATATAGTGAATTTAAGTCCATTGAACCTATCCACTTGTGCAACCCTTTCTTTGGAAACGCCACGTATGCACCTGCTGCTTGAGTTGCACTATCGTCGTACTTGGTACGATTCGGCACCTGCAAGCCTCTGTGGTGCGCTTCGTTGATGATTGCTTGTTCAGTTAGTGCAACGGCACCCATAGTAGTTTGGAGCAAAACGGTATTCGAGTGAGCAAGTTCGTTACTCAAGTCGATAAACTTTAGCTTCTTGTCCAGCTTGTCCAACAGTGCCGTGTCCTGAATGTTGTATTCAATAAACTTTCTAAAGTCATTGTTGTATAGCTGATCAAGTGTGCCTTCGTAAACAGTTTTATTTTCACCTACTTCAATCTCACCGATAGCATCCAGACGATATGTATGACGCTCTTCGTACGTAAACTTGCGGTATAGCTGTAAACTATCTAAGTGAACACGACCTACTAGGTCAAATGTCTCAGAAGTCTTGCCATAACGCTCGAACTCTCTGCGCTTTGGAAGCTGATCCCACAAGCAGAACCTGCGCGTATCATTCTTGCTCAGCACTCTAGCAACACGGTTTACAGTGTAGGGTATATCATAGCCCTCACTGTTCCACCCGCTTAAAATGTCGCTGTCTTCGATAACAGTTAAGAACGTGTCCAGCATATCTGCTTCTTTATGAAACAGCATAACATTAGGAATATCACTAACGAGTTCTGTAGCTTGGTCCATAGTAAGTGTCTTTGGAGGTACAGCCAGACATATCATAGTCTCCATCCACTGCAAGTAGATAGATATACTGGTTATGCCCATAAACGGATCACTCGGATCAGCGAACCCTCTTTCTGGATCGAAGTCCGTCTCAATGTCGAAGAACGCAATGTTTAGCTTTGGTGCGTCTTGGTTGAGATAGTTTTCTGACAGACATTGGAAGATAGGATTAACATCAGACTCAAACAGTTTCTTGTCTCTGTTAATTGCTACTTCTTTGCGGAATTCTTTGGTGTTTTTACAAACTATCCTTTGGAGTGGGTCTCCGAAAATGCTTTTGTATCTGCCCTTTGGGTCAGTGTGATAGAATGTGTATTTTACTGGGTATTCTTGAAATTTGCGAACGCCATCATGTCTTTCAACGACTTTGATAGTGTCTGCATCGCGATCAAATATCGCGTCGACGTATGACATTAGTGTTGCTCCTCATTTCTGATCTTTGCTACTGCTTCGTGTTCGTATGTTGCTATGATGCATTCTCGAATGCATCCGTTAGGGTGAGGACAATCGCTGCATTGGTTAACGGCTTCGTCAGGCTCGTCCAACCAGTCGTAGGTGGGCGTATTCATTTTCTCTCCTCTCGTTATTATTTGGTTAACGGTACCTTCTGCATGTTCGTAAAGTGAACGACTCTTAGATACTTATTTTGGCTGATTCTTAATCATATACATTGTGACTTTTGGATCGTCAACAACGAGTATATCTTTAGGGTACAGCAATTTCTCACTACGACGGCCATTGCGTCCGATAACTTCAACAGTTACCATTTTAGGACTAAGTTTTTTAACGATTGCAACTTCTAATCGTCGCCTGCCGTCTGGCACTACTGCTGTATCCTCGACTGCTATTTTACTACCAAGTATGTCTTTGTGTTCTGGAATTGATTCTGGCATTAAAATATAAGTCCTAGGATATAGATAATCATAAGCCCACCGTTTACTACGATGAGACTTTTCTCCTTCCACAAACAAGCGACGAGCGTCCACATTCCGCTGCTGACAACAAATGCCACAACATAGAATGGATAGATGTTGAAAGCAGCTAGTATAGACGAGGTTAGCAGCATAACAGTTGCTAACCAAGCTAGTTTCTGGTAAGGTTTGCCAGTAGGATCTGCTACTGGTTCTTCTGGGGGTTGCATTATTTGTCTACACCGACAGTTGTAACGATAGTCTCTAAATCGTCAAACTCGTCGTAATGTCTTTCCCAATCGCGGTTCTTGGCAATCTTAATTGCTTTGTTGATCAACGATGGTTTAACATCGAGCTCTTCTGCTGTTGCTTTTACTGTGTCCTTGAGTCCTTCCTTGAGGTCCTCGATTTCTTGCAGTACAGTTACGCCTTCTTGTACTAATTTTTCTAGTTTTGCTTTTTCTTCGGGACCATAGGTACGATCGCTCATATACTCTCCTTTGTGTTAAGTTATTGTTTATTATAGGGTTTTTCTGCTAGGCTGTCAACCGGAAAATACCTTTTTATTGTCAAAGGCACGATGCCATTTAAAGAACCGAGCTTTGTAATCACTCTGGTCATCACTAGATAGATTTATCCAATTTTCTTTACAAGCTAACAATTCCTGGACACCTGCTTCCCAGTCCGTGGTTTCGATGATGTGTTCTAACTTTTTCTTAGCAAGCTGAGCATCGGCAAGATTATCAAAGTCCTGCTCAATGTGCATTACTTCTATGCAGATTGTTTGATCTACATAGTCTAAGGAAAAGTCAATACCCCACTTGGGTTTGATACTGAGTAGCTTATTAAGAATGGGGCGTTGTTCTGCTACTTCTGCTATACGCTGTCTTGCTTCGCCAGCAAAGGCACAGCGGTATAGTAGCATACAATGATCCAACACTAATCCCTTTTCTGAGTTTTCAGCATCTTTGTACCAAGGGACAGCGGGAGCAATGTGATA